ATTACATGTCCCGTATGATCAAGGATCTGTTTGGTCAACATAATTCCAACCTGCAGTCTGTTAGTTAAAAATTAGGAGGTTTCCAGATCAAAGATCCCACCATGAGCCGCTTCCTGAGTCATCTCCAGACCCATCTCCACGACCAGGTACTTGGTCTCAGCATCACTGGTCTTTCCAAGGGTACTTACCTGGAAATTTCTCAAATAGGAAACCTTCGCAAAATCGGGCGAGATCAAGAAAGCGTCACGTTCTCGCTGGAATCGATTTGGCATGACCTGAAGGTCCCCAAAATCTGTAGCAAATCCTTTATTTTCAGTTAGTTACGCTACAACTAACCCGTCACTCGTTGGTGACTGCTACCTGTTCCCAGGCAGAGAAGACTATATCATCATCCCGTAGGATGCCCTGCACTTCGGATCGCTTGATCCTACTCTCTTTCGAGATAGTCGTTGAACCTTCCCTTTCGGGCTTGGCTGCTGATTGTCCGGTCTGGACTTCCCAGCAATTCACAGGGTTTTTCATTAACCAGTTACCTGATTAAGCCGCACATTTTACGGTTACGTTGCTACCAGCCGTATTGGAATCAATCATCTCACGGGCGATAGATCGTCCGGTCAATGTACTGACAACCGTTTTGTTAAATGGGCCGACCATCAAGCGATCTGGCTCGCCACCCTCGGTATAACAGGACTGCATCACGGTGTTGATCAAGGTTGCAGTCAGTGCTCGTTGTGCCGAGGAATCGGTTCGGGCAGTTGAACCCACGGTCACCGGATCTGCACCGGACGTAGCATCGAAACTGGTGTTGGTATCCAACCAGGCACCAATCATGGCGGAGGTTCGCGCAGTCGTTGAGTTACCTGTGGCCTTGGCCTGGTTGCTCAACAGTGCCGCTTCGACACTGCGCTTGAGTTCCTTCGTCCGTCTTGCCATCTGATGGGCCATTTGGCTGGTCTTGCCGTACAGCTTGATCGCAGCCTGGGTCCCTGTCACAGCTACTGCCCTCGACATGATCTGACATACGTTGCTGTTGCGGGTGGTCAGTGAGGCTGCTGCCGCACTGATGGCATCCCCTTCCAGGTCTGTGGTTGTGCTGGTTGCACTGAGTTCTTCTGTGATCCACTCGAAGACAGTGTTGGACACATTTCTGGTTCCTACACTGTTTACGAATGGGGTCTCAGTGGGAGAGATATTATAAACAATCTCTTTAATATCAATTACATCCTCTTCCGTGCCTGACGTTTTAATGTCGTAGGACGTAGAGGCATTCGTGAGAAGTGCCATTGTGACTTACTCCAATAATCTAGATTACCCATATTGGGCAAAAAAATTTGCAGGTTCAACGCAATAGTGCGTCGAATACTGCCACTGCGTCTTGATTGCGCCCAGACTTCTGAAGTCTCTGCATTGATTTTTTCAATCGTGATGCACCTTCATCGGTTGGGGTAAAATTGCGGCCCATCTTCGGTGCTGTTTTCACAGTCGATTCAGGACTCTTCTTCAACTGTTGCTTGGCCTGCGAGGTAGTCTTGTTCGCTTGCCAGGCTGAGTACAAAATTGCGACAAGGCGGGAGTCGTAGGCTTGGCTCAAATCAGAATCGGTCAACCCAAATTTCTCTTGAGCAAACTTGCGGATCTCGGCCTTCTCGGTCTTTGCGGTCTCTTTATCGGTCCATGCTGGAATCAACTCCAACAGGTTTTGTCGTTCGGTTTCAAGATGTTGGGCAAACTGCTGTTGTTGCAGGTTCTGCTGTTCACTCTGGAGGTACTGCATCTGTTGAGCACGTTCCTGTCGTGCCAACTGTCGGTCCCGTGCTGCATCCTTTTCTAAAACAAACTGGACAGGGTCCTCATGTCGCAGACGTTCCCAGGCTTGCGGATCACTAGTCCAAGCAGGTTCTGGAATATCCGGTTGCTGCTGGATCTGTTGGGCAAACTGATTGAGGTACTGAACTCTCTGTGCGTAATCTTGCTGCAGTGCCTCGGCCTCTTTTCTCTGCTGTGCGAGTTGCTGGGTTTTGCGTGTATAATCAGACTGCCGTGAATACCCTTTCTGCAGCTCATCGAGGGAGACCTCGACCTCCTCTCCGTCGATGATCACCTTGTAGAGTTCTGGTGCTGCCTCTACTTCTTCTTCGGTTTCTTCTTCTTCGTCTTGTACATCGTCTTCGTACTCGTCAGTGGGTTCGTCAACTTCTTCGGTCTGCGGGTTGGGTCGAGTGCCAAGTAAATCATCAAATTTATCTGCCACAATCATATCGGGAGTTTGAGGTGTTCCATCTGTCTCTGCTGGGACATTGACGGAGTCTGCGTACTCGGACATTCTTACTCATCTCCTTTAGAGGTTTGTTTCTTGCGACGGATTGACCGTTGCACCTGGGCATTCAACTCGTTTTGCAGGTTGGTTGCGGCATGATACGCATACCAGCAGTGCTCTCGATCTTCGGCAGTCTTACCGGAAATCCATTGCTGGACTAGGCTGGACTTCAGGTCATCGAATGCCTGCCTTACGGCATCTTCCTGCAGGATCTTCTTGGCAGCATCACCGACACGGATGATTGGATCTGTCATCACTTCCTTTGTTGTTTGATACACCTGCCCAGTTTTGCACAGACCTTCGGTGCTGGACACGTTGGACAGGGTTTGAATTTCATTGGGTTGGGCATGGGTTAATCCAGTAGAGATTCAGGTTCATCACTGTACAGACTCTGCAGTGCTGCAAGTCCAGCCAGTGGAATGGCAAGGAACTGTCCTTTGCCTCGGATCAATTGTTTGAGAAGTTTGCTTGGGGACATCCCCTGCTTTTCTGCAGACTCTCTGAGCATTCGGTCATAGGTTGCCAAGAAAGGTTCTGGGACTGAGGTCAACCCCGTTTCCTTTCCACCTCCTAACCATGCTGCAGCTTGGTACTGTGCTGGAGCAATCCCCATCCGTCTTGCTTCGATGACCTGGGGTTGTTCAAGGATTGTGTAGGCAGTCGCATCTGCGGGGAGGACTCTTGCGTCATCGGGACTGACATACCGACCAATATTTTCAAAATAGTCATCAGGGAGACCGGAACTGACTGCGACCTTTTTGTCTAAAGCAACCAGTTTCTTTTTCTTCCCCTCTCCTTCATAAATCTTTTCCTGCCCTCGGCCCATCCCCTTGTATTCATCAGGAAGACTTTCTCCAGGTTTTAAACGAATCTTCATCGTTTGCTCGACTACCGGATTCTTCCCAGTAAAGAGTCGGACATTGTGGACATCTGCAGTCACAGGTTCGTAGTTCCCCAGCAGGTTCTGGGAATACGACAGCATCTTCTGTGGGTCATTCGGACCAAGTTGATCATAAAGAATCTTGGGCGCAGCACTCATATGTGCTTGATGTGCCAGATGCCCTGGTGCGCCCAGTTTCTTCAGCTCATCACTGGTAATGTTGAAGGCAGTCTCTGGGTCATCAAGGAAACGGTTGTAGAAGTACTGACCTCGTTTGATCTGTGGGGCAACTCCTGAACGTGCAGACATTGCTGCACTGGTTTGAATGTACTGCCGGAATCGTTCTTCCCCCAGTTCTGGACCCAACTCATCAATGAATGCTTTTCTCAGTGGATTCATGTTGAACCACTCCATACCACCCAAACGAAGACCTTCCTCCACTCCCCGATTCATTCGGTTCATGGTTTCTCTGGTCACATATGGTTCAAATCGTTTCTTGGCAGCAGGGGTTGGATCTCGTCGAGGCAATGCCTTCTGTTCTACGTCAGGGACCTCCGACAAGTTACTCAGATCCAGATAGGTATCTTTTGGTGGAGTGTACTTGCTCTTGACTGCCTTGGTCCCTGCTTTCTTGCGAACACTTGGGGCCACATATCCTGCTTTGACAGCATTGATCCGATCCTGTGCAGCATAGGCCGCATCACGGTTCAAATCTGCAGCTTCCACTTCTGAGGGCAGAAACGGATCTCCCAGTAATGCAGTGGGACGTATTGGAGCAACCAGACCCAGATAGTCCAGCAGTTCCATGTCATCCAGCAGTCCAGGTTGCTCCTGAATCGCTAGGGTGCTTCCTCGGCTTCCGTATCGTCTCATATCGGCATCTGTCCTTGAGGTGGTTGCTGCTGAAACTGTTGCTCATACAACTGTTGTTGTCGCACCTGGTCCACTCGTTCCAGTTCTCGGTTTCTCGTCAGAGCATCGAGGAGGGGGGAGGCATCAATCGGTTGCTGGTACTTGAAAGAGAGTTCCTTCAACTTGATGAAGAGTTCCGCTTCCATCTCGTCCCTCTTCCTGTCGTCCTCTCGTTTCATCTCCTCGGCACGTTGGGCCACCTCGATCTGCTTCCTAGAAATTTCAGCCTGAGCCAGCATCTCTTCCGGTGAGGGTTTTGGAGGTTCGTTCTGTTGCTGCATCACTTGCTGCATTTGTTGTTGCAGAAGTGCCTGCATTTGCTGTGGTGGTCTGAGGTATGATCCTGCCTCTGCACCTAATCCTTGATCTGCAAAGAGACGTTGCAAAGTCTGGTAATACTGTTCTGGTCCCACAATTGGATTCATCGGTCCGTACTGGGCGATCAACATCTCCTGTTTCTCCAAGAGTCCCAGCAGTGCCTGTCTGCGTTCCTCCTCACTGCCTCGTCCGAGTGGGAGGGTGATCAGGACATCGTAGTCTGCAAAACTCTGCGGATCGACCTGGACAAATTCTCCCCGCAGTCTCATCACGGTGGGTTGGTCCATGTGCAGAAGTGTGAGCTGCAGCAGTCTCTTGTACAACGGTTTGAATCCAGACTCGGCAATGTTTCGGGCGATCAACTCCAGTCTTGCCTGGGCTGCCTTTTGGGTCGCAGATACCGCGATTGCAGTGGTTGATTGGAGATGTTCAGAATCGAGTCCCTGACTGGCCTTGCTGATGCCTGTGCGGGTTTCCTTGACTTGATCCAAATACTGCAACAAAGGGAATGCAGCAGCACCCACGAAAGGCATTTCCAGCATTTGGATTGCTCCAGCCTGCCGCATCGGGATCAGTGCTCCGACCTCGTCATTGGCGAGGTCTTCCCAGTCCACAGCAGACTCCAGGTAGGAAATGCGGGGCCTGGTGCTGAGAGAGAGGCTGTCGAGCATGTTTCTCATCACTGCCGATTTGATCCGTTGGATGTCTGCGAGTTCATCGTAGAGAGACATGCCTCGCCAGGTGTGCTGTAAGGGATCTTTTCTGATGAGGAGGAAAGGATGAGAATCAACAGGTTCGTTCATCAGAATTTCATGGGCGTTGCCAATCGTGCAGATCCTCCGCAGTTCCGGCACTCCATCTCCATCGGCATCAACTCTGACGAAACTCTCAACGTATTGGACTAATCGATTGCTAGGGTCACTGTCGGTGTCGTCCTCTTCTCGCCAGTTCGGGTGTCTCAGATTCCATTCTTCGTTACTGCGGAAGTCATCCTCGTATCCTTTGTACTCGATGATCTGTTCATAGGGGTAACCCAACTCAACGAGATCTCCGACTCTCAGCAACTGTCGATGGGCCACAATCTTGGCATCATCCAAGGAGGTTGCCGTTCGGTTGATCAAAAATTCTTCTGGTGGAAGACACTCCAAACGAATCTTGCCCTTTGGAATCCGTCTGGTCAGCACAACGTTGTACAACCCTGGAGTATCTTCCAACTCTTCTGATTGCGTGACCTCATACCCCTCTTGCACAAACAGACCGATCTGCAGCTCGTCCAACCCCTGCAGTTCTCGCGTTTGAATGTCGTACTGCGTCTCGTGCCAGCACTTGATGATGCCCTCGCCTTTGATCAAACAATCCTTGATGGCATCGGCAAAGACACTGTACGCATTGCTCTGTTCCAGATACCAGCTCACCAGTTCTGTGGCCTGTGCTGCACCTGCGACATCCTCTGGACCCCGTGGAATGAACTCACAGGATTTGTCATGAGAGAAGAAGACCCGCATCAAAGAGGGGAGCATCGAGTGTACGGCATCATGGACTTCCCGACTGACTACCTGAGACCTGCCATCTTCCTCTGCAGGGGAGTCTCCACTGTCACTGAAGGGAGCACCAAGGTAATATCTGAATGCAGAGGCACGGACGGGACTGACCTCGTCGTCAATATGGTCCACGGAGTCCTGAATGGTTCCTGCAATCCAGGCTTTAAGGTCTTCTGCAGTCATTGGAGTGGGGGATTCAGCCATTTATTTCTTCTTCTTGTATTTCTTGGCACCTGCTGCCGCAATTTTGAAGGTCTTCGCACTGGGTCGTCCCTTCTCACCTGGTTTCTTCATTCTTTCGCCTGACCCTGCAGCAATGCGTTTGCGTTTCTTGCGGATGTTGTCAAAAAGATTGGGTTTGCTCATCTCAACAGTCCCATTGCTTGCGTGACCAGTAATTTGCTTTGAGTTTGGATGTGGACTTGATGCCCCCTGAACGGGCACAGTAGGATTTTTTGCGGGAAGGCTGGTCCTTCTTGATCGTCAGACCCCCTTTGACATCACCGAAACGTACAAGACGCACGGTGTCTCCTTCCTTTGCCAGCACCTCAAACTTCTTCTTTCCGTCTGTGGCACGACGAGGTTTGTTGTAACCAGAGAAGGTCTTCCCACGGTAAGTAATTGCCATCTGTCTCCAGATAATTCGGATTACTCAGATTACCGGAAACTGCAGCAAGGTTTTGCAGGAGATGCAAGTTAAATCTGGATTAGTCGAAATGTCGGATGATCTCGTAGGCAACCTGTGGGACGATTGCGTTGCCTAGTCCTTTAAGTCGGTCCACCCGATTTGGTATCCCATCAGCCACTCGACCCACTGCGGGTTCAGTTTCCCAGTAGGACGATCCGATTCTTTCGTAGGCCACATCCGTGCTGCATTCGCTAGGGTCAGGCCAAATCCGTTGCCGTTCCCTGAGCTCTCCTTTGCTCGAGCTCGTCTCTGAAGCATCTTGTCCAGATCCTTTGTCTCGAACTGATTGGCACTTGGAGTGGGCCACATCTTCGCCTGCTCGGCTAGACCTTGCTGTTTGCTGTTCGGACCTCGACCTTTCCATTCCACTGCTGTCGGAGTTCCCCACATTCCTGGCGATGATCCAGACTCGGTCTCTGCGGTGGAGGGCATTCTGGCTGCAAGCTGGAAGTATAACCGTCCCCGTGGCGTAGTCTTGGGCTTCCAGGTCAAGTAGCACCTGGTCGAGAGCCATGTTGATGATGCCAGCAACGTTTTCAGCAAGGACCCAAGTGGGTTGTGCTTCGACAATAACTCGGAGCATTTCCTTCCAGAGGTAACGGTCATCCTGTTTGCCTCTCTGCTTCCCGGCAGCACTGAACGGTTGGCACGGGAATCCGCCTGTGACGAGATCAACCCCTCGGAAGGGGGTTGCGTCAAAGTCGTGGATGTCTGAATGGATGGGTATACCTGGGAACTGTTTCCCCAGAATTCTTCTTGGATAATCTTCATATTCTACAAATCCTACTGTGGTGAAACCTGCCCAATTTGCAGCAAGCGCAAAACCTCCAATTCCACTGAAGAGATCGAGATGGGTTCTCACTCCTCGTCCTCCTTGATCCGCGATGGAGTTGGACCCATCTGATTCTGATACTTCCCTCGGTACGGTCTCTTGGATTGTCCATGTAGATTGTGCATCACCAACTGGCAGATCCGCATGCTGGGTTTCAGCAAGACGGGAGCATTGGATTGGTTCACCAGTTCCAGCGTGATCTGTCCGGTGAATCCTGCATCAATAAAACCTGCATTCTGCACTTGGATGCCCAACCTTCCCACACTCGATCTGCCGTGCACGACTCCGCACATATGATCTGGAATCTTGATCAGTTCATTGGTGCTTGCCAGCACAAACTTGCCTGGGTAGAGCACAAAACTCTCAACGGGTGCCAGTTTGTGGGGGTAGTCTTCCGTAATTGTGAGGTAGGGACGATCCTCCGGCAAGTGCGGGACCAGGTAGTCTTCTGCCAAAGTGAGATCCACACTGCAGGGGCCGAGATGCACATCTGAAGGGATGTAGCCAGAGTGGATTAATTCCATCAGTTTCTCGTCAGATAGGACCATAAAAATTTCCTATATATATATGGTATAATTTACTGGGGAATTTCGTTGGAATTTGGTTGGAAAAAGTTGGAACCTCAAACCACTCCTCCCACGTTCCTCCTGCGGCCTCGTTTCTTCCGTCTGTACTGCCCTGATGCTCCTGCTGCTGTACTCGCAAAGGTCAGCACCAACGAATCTGCAAAGTCTGTCGATCTGCCCAACCGTTTCTTGGTCTCGGCCTTGGATTCCACCAGCATCTTCCCCGATGAGTTGAACGAGTACCGTGGGGCCGTTAGGTCTGCAATCAGAGAATCATCATTCGGGATCTGCACTTCTTCGTTGAACCAAGACTTCGTCAAGTCCCAGAGTTCTGCACGCAGATTGGCATATCGATCTGCCATCGCTGGACTCTCTGAGACGTTCACCCCTCTGGCACTGATGTCCAACTCCCGCAGTCGGTCCAGCACTCCTGCCCCCAATCCAATGCTGTCCACCAGGATCTCCTCTGGAGGTTCGTCTGCCGAGTTCAGCAAGTCCAAGACTCGGCCGCTCAGTTCCATCAAGGACAACTTCTTCCAGCTGTGCAGGGCCTGCAGGTGTCTGCCCTGGCGGATACAAAGCACACTGGCATCGTCTCCGTACCTCGCGACATCCAATCCCCAGACTACGGGGGTTCCTTCCGGTTGCTCGACGACTCTCTTTGATGCCTGCTCCACGGCATGCAGAGAGATCAGGGTGTCGTCCTCGGCAAGAGGGAATTCTCCCAGCACTCGGACTCGGAATGCGTTCGATTCCTCTCCATACTTGATCTTCAGTTCCTCAATGAAATCCTCACTGACCAAGTCACTGTCCAGACAGGATACCCTCCTGGTCCACCATCGATCCCTTAGTCGTGTATGCGTCTCATAAAAATACCCACTGTTGCGGGTGCCGTTGCCGATCAGTAGGACCGAGGCATTGTGAGAGGACATCGAGGAGTATGCACTGACATAGACCTGCTCTGGGATTGCACTCGCCTCATCGAAAATCAATAGAACATTCTCTGCGTGAACCCCTGCCATTGCCTCTGGGGATTCTGCACGACTGGTCCTTGCACTGATGAATGCCTCGGTGGGACTACTTGCCAACTCGATCCTGTCCGATTTCATTTCCAACAGTGATTTGATCGGAGTGGGGAGTTCCTTGATCCATCTTTTCACTTCTGCGAACAAGGCATCGTACAACTGGGAAGCAGACGGTGCTGTGCAGACAATCTTGACGGGATACCTTGTGAGTAAGTACCAGATCATCAACCAACTGGCACAAGAACTCTTGCCACATCCATGTCCAGAGACCACCGAGAGCAAAGATCGTTTGTCCTTGCCTACCTTCTGCAAGACCTCCCGTTGCCAGTCTTGCGGGGTCACTCCCAAGAGGTCCTCGACAAAGAGATCTGGGTGCCGTTCGTAGGTGAGGATCAGTTCACTGAGCTGCATTATTGGTCCTGTAGATCGTCAATGATGATTGCGCCTTCCTCTCCCCAGACTTTCTCGGCACTGATCTTCCAGATCGAGGAGTCTTCTTCTCGCAGGCAGTCGAAACTCTTGATGAAGTTGTCCAGGTCCGGTCTCTGTCGGTGGGGGGTGCTGACCATCTGCAGGCGTTTGCGTTTTGACCAGGAACTCGGCATTGGCACGATGAACCGGACATGGAAGGCATCCGGCAGTTCCCAACCCTCTGCCTGCACTCGCATCTCGTCTGCAAATGCTCGGTAGGACAGGACAGAAGGTCTGCGTTTCCACTTGTCTGCCCTCGTCATCCTCGGCTTGGCAACTGGAGAAATTCTGAAAATTTTTAGCATGGGTGTGCCGTTCTAGGTTCTAGGGGGTACGGGGGGGGGTCATCCTTAAACATGATCCGCGTGGTCAGGTTCCAGTTTCCGTTCTGTCTTCTTGTAGTATTGGAGTTCCAATCTGAATCCATCTACCTTGAAAACGTATTCCTCCCCACAATCTCCACACTCCACCTCGACACTGGGGAAACTGTTGATCCAACCTCTCCACATGGAGTGGGCATTGGTGATGTTCCAGTTCTTGCAGTCTGGACACTCACTGTGGATCTCTTCAACCAATACATTGCAGTTGTTGTGGTCCTCGTTGAACTTCTCGATCCACTCTGTCTTGGTCAGTTTCTTCATTCGTTATTCTGAAAATAGGTTGGAGAGGTGGAGGGGTGCGCCCACGCACCACCCCTCGGTTCGACCACCCCTGGGGGGGGTCTGCGAAAATCTGTGATCTGGACCGTCCCAATGTTTACTTTTATAATTAGTAAACATTCACACCCCCATGTTTACTGGCCTAGCGAGGAATCAATCAAAACACTAGGTTTTGTAACAGAAATCATTGTCAGATAAATAATAGTTTTAATGTCGAGCATGTGCGTATGATCAGGTGTGCGTAATGCTAACGGGCATCTGCTCAATCCTTGGGCTTCTGCTCAGACTTGTGTTCAATCTCCGCTTTCCTCTTCGCAATCTTCTTCATCGTGTCCAAGTGTTCCTTCCTCATCGAGTGTTCCACAGACACATCCTTCTTCATTCGCTCGGCAAGAAACTCCGGATGATACTTGGCACAGATCCACTGTCTGGCGCGGATCGATACATCTGCAGCTCTGGGATCAATCCGTCCCTGCTCACATTCCTTCGCAAGATACTCAATGTGTTCTGCATGACGCATTGCCCTCTCATTGAGAGCAGACATATAACGTTCCTGATGATTCCGGTTCAGCACCTGGTACAGTGCATACCTCGTCATGCCATACAGTTCTGCAGTCTCCTGAAGACTCTTACCATCAGCAATGTGATTACAGAAGGCTTCGACATCCTCATCAGAATATTTCCGGTTAGATTTCTTGGGTGCAGTCATCATCATCACTGGGAAAGAGTTTGAAATAATCGGGATGGTTTGGATGGAAGACCTTCATCGGCAGGAGCATCCTCCCCTGTCGATCTTTCCGTCGTGCCCAGTCAGCACACTTGAACTTCCCACAGAAATCATCTTCCGAGACGACCTCACCTTTCGGCCTGGTTCTTCGGCAGAGGTTGTAGTGTTCCGTCGCATAAAAATGACAGCAGTTCTTACAGATCCCTGGAATGTATTGAACCTGTGCGTGTTGGATTTCAGTCATATTTCCTATCTGTTCCTATCTTGTCCCTATCTTGTCCCTATCTCCTTAAAAAACATAGGGACAGAATTACTTCAATAATTTAAGTTATTTACAACGCAAAACACTTACTGTCCCTATGTCCCTATCAAAATCGTGCAAAACACTGGGAAAGTACAGATCCCCCTCTCTCCCTGCTCCTATCCTCTCTCCTTTTCCTTTCAATGTTTTCTTATAGAATAGATAGGGACAATAGGGACAATAGGGACAGCCCAGTATTTATGCGGCCTCCAGCGTCCCTATCTCCTTCCCCAACATAGGGCCAGATAGGGACAACCGGGTCATTTTTCTGGTCGATACTCATAAACCCGTCCCTCATCAGTCCGTACTCTGCACCGTTTCCAGCGCAACTTCTTCATGATGTTGCCGATCCGAATCTCATCCTGCCGTTTCCACTGGTTCTTGTGTTCAAAGTCCAGAGCCTCTGAAAACAACTCTTCCATCGTGGCAGCATGTCGTTTCTCCAACCATCGACTGATGGGACCCATCCAGGCATCATCCTGATCTCGATCTTCCTGCAGTAGCAACACGGTCTTTCGTGCAGACTCACCGAGCAGGAAGGTTTCTCCCTGCTGGTAGCGCCTAACGGCTTCCGCCAGCAGAAGATCTCGTTCCTCTCTCAGCAGAGTCAGATCCACCTGCCCACACCGAACAGGCCAGAACCTGCGGTTGCCTGTGGCATCATTGAGATACTGATCTGCATTGGTAGTTCCGCCAAAGACACAGGTCCTCGGTACATCAATCACATATCTGCCATAGGCAGGTCGATATCGATCCACTCGACAGGTCAGGAAAGACTTGACGGTCTCCACATCAGACTTGCGGAGTCCAGCCAGTTCCCCAACCTCAATCAACCAACGTCCTGCGAGTTTCTCCGCAGGTTCCTTCCCGTCAAACTTGTTCAACTCACTGAAGTATCCTCCAGCAAGGATCTCAAAGATGCTGGACTTGCCAATCCCTTGAGGACCTTCCAGCACCAGCATATGGTCAAACTTGGTTCCAGGTTCATAGGCCCGTGCCACTGCTGCCAGTAGCCAGCACTTCCCCACATCGGTAGTGTACTCATCAACCTCTGCTCCGCAGTATCGTGCCAACCAGGTATCGAGTCTCTCGGTCCCATCCCATTGCAGAGCAGTAAGCCAGTCCTGCAGAGAGTTCCGCACATTCCGGTAGGCAACGAGGTGAATGGCCTGGTCCACGATGTCTCTGCCGAGTCTCCGCATTCCTTCCAGGGACTGCATCTGTACGGTCAACTCCAGAGTCCGACTGTCATCCCACTGAATGATCTGCCCATCGACATCCTCAGTCTGAATCTGCCGCAGGAATTCGTCATACCAGACAGAGAGACGTTGCTGCTGAATCAACTCACGGCAGTTGTGCAGATTCGGAATCAGAACCTGCTGCCCTTGCTTGTTGATCTGGTAGTGCAGATTCCCCTGCTGAACCTCCACAGGTGCAGCTCTGCCCTTGGATTGCCGGATGGCACTCTTCGCACGTTGTTGTCGAGGTTCCCAACCGTTTTCCTTGGCACGGAAGATCAAGGTGGCTCCAGTGATCCGTGACGGTTCAAACTTATTCCATCGTCGTTGTGGATTGTTCTCGTTGTTCCACTTTGCCGATTGCTTCGACCAGTTCTCCCAAAG